CCTGATGCACTATCAGTAGCTAAATTCTTTAATCAGAAAGTAGGTAAGGTAGCCACTGCTTTTATCATAGGTTCTAAGGGTACAATAGTACAGTGCTTCAGCTCTAAAAATTGGGCTTATCACTTAGGACTTAAACAAGAGGTATTTAGTGAGGCAGGAGTAACTTACAGGAGCTTGGATAGATTATCTGTAGGGATAGAGATCTGCAACTATGGACCACTAACTAAAAAGAACGGCTACTACTACAACTATGTAGGAGGTAAAGTAGATTATACTCAGCTTACAATCTTAGACAAGCCATACAAAGGGCACATATACTGGCAAATGTATACGGATGAACAAATAGAGAGCACTAGACAGCTTCTAGTGTACCTTTGTGATCAGTACAATATCCCTAGAGATTACTTTGCTAGCATATTTGATATAGACAAAAGAGCTTTGAGGGGTGAGACAGGTATATTTACACACAATAGTGTGAGAAAAGATAAGAGTGATATCTATCCCTGCCCTAGAATGATAGCAATGCTACAGAACTTATGAGATACATCCTACCAATTATAGCACTATGCCTGTTAGGCTCCTGCTCAAATGCTAAAAAAGCACAATACCACTACAAAAAAGCTGTTAAGTTTGGTTTGCAGTTAGTACAGGATAGCGATACTATTAGAATAATATCAGTGGATAGCATACCAGTGGTGGTAAATGATACTATTATATGGGAGAAGGTAATCAGAACTAAAGATACTATTATCAATTTTAAGAATATCTATGTACCTAAGACCAGGTGGCAAACTAGAATTGAGTACAGATATAAAACGCAACTTGTAAAGCAGGATGTACTGAAATATAAGTACATATATAAAACAGAAAAAAAGCAGAAAACAAAAACTAATTGGATGCTGTTTGTATATGGGCTAATAGCAGGATTTGTAGTAAGTTTTGTGCTCAGAATACTTGACAAACTATACAACCCCTTTAAATAACTTTATGATTAGACACTCAAAAAATGTTCATGAACTTTCACTAGAAGGCCTTGAAGTAAGGATAGCTATGCTTAGTGATTTGCACTGGGATAACCCACACTGTGATAGAGATTTATTAAAGAGGCACCTAGACTATTGCTTAGAAGAGAATATACCTGTGATAATTAATGGTGATATGTTCTGCTTAATGCAGGGGAGGGGTGATAATAGGAGAAATAAATCTGATATAAGACCTGAGCACAATAATGCTATGTATTTAGACTCTATAGTCAATACAGCTGTGGAGTGGTTTATGCCCTATGCTCATATTATTAAATTAGTAGGCTATGGTAACCATGAAACTGCTATAATCAAATTTCAAGAAACTGATATCCTGCAGCGTTTTGTAGATAATATAAATTTTAGAGCAGGATCTAATATGCAGTTAGGTGGTTATGGTGGATGGGTAGTAATTAAGCAATCTACTAGTAAAAGTAATACCACATCCTTCTCTACTAAGATTAAGTACTTCCATGGATCAGGTGGTGGTGGGGTAGTTACCAAAGGTGCTATCAATTTAACCAGGGCCTTGGAGCTTTATGAGAACTTTGATGTGTTTAGTATGGGCCACATCCATGAGAACAGTAGCAGGAATGATGTAAGAGATAAATTGGAAACACACTCAGCATCAGGATACGCTTTGAAGCAGAAACAAATACACCTAATGCTCACAGGTACCTATAAAGAGGAGTATGGTGATGGATCTAAAGGATGGCACGTAGAGAGAGGTGCACCCATTAAGCCACTTGGTGGTAGGATACTCACCATTAAATGTGTAAGAGATAGATCAGGAGATAAAAAAACTCATAAATATATAGATAGTCACAAATTTAATATGTAATTTTGCACTAGGTCAATACGCCCAATGTGTTACCTAAGCCCTCTGCACCTTTGGTTAGTTTAGCAGGGGGTTTTTTTTGTCCTAATTATACAAAGATTTGTGACACAATTTAACGGTAAAAGATAACCACTACCGTAGATTTGCACCTACTTATTTTATTTTGCACCCATAAATAATGTTGGTTATAACTAACATAGTAGCTATAATGGTGCCTTAATGTAAGATATAACTAACATATTAGACATTTTTTGTCAAGTATATTTAAGGTTATATCCTTACTTCTCATGTATAAATTCAGGCTATTACCTTACTTCCTTATTTAGAATGATTATAAATTACGCAAAAGTTGTATACAATTAATTGTTTATTCGTATATTTGCTTCACTAATTTAAACTAACCAATTATGAACGATCAAAAACAAACAGCTGTTGAGTACCTACTCCAGCAAATTAACTCAGGCACATCCTTTAATGAGAAACAATGGGAAAGCATTTGTGATGTGGCTCTAGCCATGGAAAAATCACAGATTACACTTGCTGAAATTAAAGCTATTGATAAACTTTACAAAATTCAAAAAAAATGAGAAAGAAATTATCCGACCTTGTGTATTACTTTACACCCCTCACTGATGAGCATAGAGATATTTTAAACACATCTGCTGTGTTTATATTGTTTTGGGTGAGTGTTTACACCTTAGCTTATATTACTAACCTTTAAAACGCTTTAAAATGAATTTAGAAGATTTACAAGTTGAGAAGTATACAGCATCTATATGGTATGAGACTTATCATATTGAATTTATACTTGATTTTGAGTGGAGCTTTGTCTCTTTTGATCCTGAAACTAATGAGTGCATAGTAGATGTATTCCTAGTGAAAGGTGAGCAGTGGTGTAATAACGTATGCCATCCCTTCACTCCTAATAAAGATGAGCTGAAAGAAATAATAACAGCTATTGAGGATAGCATCCTAGAAGACCCTGAGAGATTTGGTGTATGCCAGTGGGAAATGGATAACAAAGAATATCAAAAAGAACTTAACAATGATAGAGATGATAGATAATACAGCACCTACACCTACTCACTTTAGCCTACAGGCAAAAATGGATTGGTGGAAAAATAAAAAGAGTGAGGGAGATAAAGGAGGAAGCTTTAACCTACAGCTTTACCTGGACTACCTCAGCACATTAGATAACCAAATAAAAAAAGACAAATGAAAACAGCAGTACAACAAGTATTCTCTGATTTAGAGGAACTGCACCCAAATTTATTCAATGTGTACACCACAGAAGGCAAAGAGTTTATTAATCACTTTCATAAGTATCTAGCAATAGAGAAAGAGCAAATGAGAAAGGCAAGTTGCCCATACGTTGGAGGATGGGAGGATGATGAGTTTGATTATTATTATAACGAAACCTTTAAACCTGAGAGCAATGAACCAGCATAGGATGATGAAAGTAATAAAGCTCATACAGTTTTTACAGGTTAAGCCTAGGCCTATCCACTCAATGGCTAGATATTTAGGCATTAGCACTAGATCTGTTTACAGATACTTAAAGATGTATGAAGCAATAGGATATGATGTGCAAAAAGATGATAACTATAAATACTATATCAATGAAACGCTTTAAAGTAACTTACAACTATTTTGATGGTGGTAAAAAGAGGATAGCTGTCAGGATCTTAGAAGCCCTGGATAGAGATCACGCAATAATGTTAATGGCTATGTGGCCAAAACTAATTTTAAAAGTAGAACAGTATGAAAAAATATAGAGTATGGCTAGAGGATAGCGTAGAGCCTAATGGTGGCTTTTGGTGGAACTGCTACCTAGGTGATGATGGTAAATTGTATGATTATATCTATACAGATCAGCAGGCAGATACACTAGAGTGGTTTATTAAACATGATTATATAATAGAAGAGTTATGAATATCAAAGCAGAAGTAATTAAACGCTACCCATTTGAAAGCACTGCTCTAATAGCTCAGGATCTAGGGGTAAAAATAGGGAAGGTGTATAACATAGCTTATAGGTTTAAGATATATAAGGATAGCACCTACCTTAAGACTGCAGCAAGTGGTAGATATAAGGCAGGAATGAGAAGTGGTGAGGCATACCAATTTAAGCCAGGGCACATCCCAAAAAACAAAGGGCAAAAGATGCCTGCAGATGTTTATGAGAAGGTGAAGCATACCATGTATAAGAAAGGCAGCAAGCCATACAATACTCAACCCATTGGAACCATCCACAATAGAGCAGATACACAGGGTAGACTTTACCAATATATCAAAATTAAAGACTGTCACTGGGAGCTACTGCAAAGATATGTATGGACTCAGGCAAATGGGGAGATACCTGCAGGATATGTAGTGATATTCTTAGATGGCAATTATTTAAACTGCGAGCTTAACAATTTGCAAGTAATAAGCAGAAGAGAAAATATGGCACGTAATACAATACAAAGATACCCTGCTGAGCTGCAGGAGATAATGAAATTAACATGTAAACTAAAACGTAAAACAAATGGCAAACAACAAACTAAGTGATTTAAGAGATCACATCTTTATGGCACTTGAAAGATTAGCAGATGAGGGCATGACAGCAGAGCAAGTAACAAGTGAAGTAGACAAGGCAAAAGCAATAGCTCAGCTCAGTGCTTCTATTATAGCCAGTGCTAAGGTAGAGATAGATTATATAAATGTAGTAGGATTAGTGGATAGTCAAAGTGAGCTATTCAAATCAGTTAACCCAAAACTATTACAATGACTAGACTAGAAGAGGTGCAATACATAATAGATAAATTTGATCTTAAAGAGAAATGCAGGTATATGCCTGTACTATATCGCAGATACTACCTGTATCATGTGCTCCAAAAGGATGGCATGACCTTATCTCAGATAGGTAGGTTATTTAATCAAAGCCATGCAACAGTTATAAATGGTATGACTAAGCACACCATCTACACAAAGCAAAAGGATCCTGCTTATATGCTGCACACAAAAGAGCTCAGAGAGCAGTTTGTGCTGCCACAATACTATAAGCCCCTTAAACAGCGTGTATTGGAGTGCTACACTATTGATAAATTAGAGAAACTTAAAGAGCAGATCAGATGCAACTATTACTAACTGTGCAAAGTAAAAATAGAAAAAATAAGTTTGCACATAAGTTTGCACAAAAAATAGTATTGATTATCAGATACTTAATGGCAAAAGTGCAAAGTTTTGAGAAAAAGCCCCTACCCTATATATAATGTACTACCACTTGAAAAAAAAAAAGTAAAAAAAAAGTCAAACTTTGCACAAAGCCACGCCAGTACTAGGGGAAGGTGTGCAAAGTGGGGTGCAAAGTTGATTGTTAATAAAAAAAGATTGCACATTTTGTATCAGTATTGAATTAATTAATATATTTGTCAAGATAATCACCCTGATTAACAAAACATTTTGAGAGTATAAACCCCTGCCATCTTATCATAGGGTGATTTATCGGCAGGGGCTCTCTTTAATATAGGAAAAATATGAACTTAATTGACTATGCTAATGAGCTCCAAAGTGAAGGACTTAACCCTCTACCACTTAAAGATAATAAAGCCCCAATGCTTGAAGCAGGGCATAAGTTTTTATATGAGCCTATTGATAATATAGAAAGTAGATTTTCTAATGCTCAAAAAATAGGTATAGCCTGTGGATTAGTTAGTGAATTTTACTGTATCGATTTTGATGCTCATAATGATGAGGATATAAGTGAGATATATAATGATTTTATAGCTGTACCTTCTGTAGCTAATATGATATTTGAGGGTATGCTATCCTGTTACTCTACTGCAGGAGGTGGATATCATGTATATTTTAGAAGTAAGGATAAGATTAACGGCCAGGTGTTCTCTAAATATAGCACAGGATCTACAATGGTAGAGCTTCGAGGCAATGGGCAGTATGCTGCCTGCTATCCATCTACAGGATATACTAAGGTAAAAGGTGATGAGTACATTAAGTTAAGCTATTTTGAGGATGATATAAATAACCTATTTGATCTAATCAAATCATATAACCAACATCACTCTATTACTTTACCTCATAAAAATACTACAGATAAAAAATGGGCAGAGACATGGAAAGATACTACTCCTGATGGAAAGTATAACCTAGAAGGTGAAGAGGAGGCTAAGGAGCTGCTTAAGAAAATAGGGTGGCAGTTTTGTAAGAAGAGAGCTGATGGATCAGAGTACTGGACCAGGCCTAACAAAGATATAAAAGATGGTTTCTCAGCTACTTTCGGACATCAAAAGAGTATGTTCTATATCTTTAGTGAAGATGGTAGCTCTATTGAGCCCTTTAGTAGTAAACAAAGCTATTCACCATTTAACATATACACCTTAGTTAATCACCAGGGAGATTGGAAAAAAGCTAAGGATGAATTGAAATTAAGGTATAATATGCCTGATGATGACTTTTGGAGTACTACACAAAATGGAGCTTACAATTTAAACAATTTAAGGTTTAAGAAGTTCTTAGATAATCATGACTTTTTTAAGAATAGCCCTGAGCCTAATGGCACATTTCAGATGATTAAAAAGGAAGGTATATTTTTAAACCAAGTATTTGAGAAAGATGTGAAAGATTACGTATTAGATTACATCTTAGATAATAAGAAACCTGAGGGAGTATATAACCTGATGAGTGGTAACCTTAAGTTTTTTAAGAGGGAGTTTTTAGGTATATTGAGTAGCAGAGATATATCCCTACTAAAAGATACTAAAGATTGTGCCTACTTATTTTATACAAATTGCATAGTTAAGGTTACTAAAGATGATAAAGAGGTGCTATCTTATGCCGATATGGATCTATCTATATGGAGAGACCAGGTAATAGATAGAGATTTTGTAAAAGTAGATCACCACAAATCAGAATTTCGCACTTTTATATGGAATATTTCAGGCAAAGATAGAGATAAGTACAAAGCATTTCAGACTGTTATAGGTTACCTCCTGCACAGTTATAAGGATAGAAGTAATAACAAAGCAATTATCTTTAATGATGAGGCAATATCTGATGTACCTAATGGTAGAAGTGGTAAAGGTTTATTTTGGAATGCAATGGGCCATCTTAAGAAGGTGCAGAGCTTAGATGGTAAGACCTTTGATTTTCTTAATAAGTTCCCTTATCAAAATGTATCTACTGCCTGTCAGATATTAGTATTTGATGATGTAAAAAAGAAGTTTAATTTTGAGAGCTTATTTAGTGTGATCACTGAGGGTATCACCATTGAGTACAAAGGTAAGGACAGTATAAAGCTAGATGTAACTAACAGCCCTAAGATAATCATCACAACTAACTACACCATCTCAGGTAACAGTGCATCCTTTAATGCTCGAAAGTATGAAGTAGAGATGGCTAATACCTTTAGTGATAAGTATACTCCTGTAGATCTATTTGGCCATGAGCTCTTTAATGATTGGGATGATCAGGAATGGGCCTGCTTTGATAACTACTGCCAGGAGTGTATACAGATATATCTTAACAAAGGACTTATACCTATGCCTACTAAGAATTTAGAATATAGAAAGATATTAGATGATATTAGCAGTGAGATGTATTTCTTTTTTGAGGATCTCAAAGCTGATACTTTCTACTCAGTTAAAGAGGAGCTCTTTGATAGCTTTAATAATCGCTTCCCTGAGAAGAGGAGCTATACTACTCAGAATAAGATAACTATAAATTTTAGGAAGTGGTGCGAATATAAAGGGTATACTCCTGATGATAATAGGAATGGTGGCAGCACTAAGCTATCCTACAGCTTACAGGAAAAAATAGAAGAGGAAGAGGATATATGGGATGGTATAAATAGAACAGCAAATAAAATATAACTATGAAAAATTATGTAATGAATGAAAATGAGCAGATTTTATATAACCGAGAAGGTATGTATAAATGGGAGGAATGGAGTAATGAGTTAGATTTATTAAATTGCTCAGGTGAGCATGAATTGGAGTATAGATATTTTATAGGTGATAGTGGTAGAATAAGTTTATATTCTCAATGTATTCAATGTGGTCATAGAGATGGTAATGGTAGCAGCTTAAAACATAACTTAGTGCCTGATCTTAAAGAAAAAATACAGTTAAAACAAATAAATAAATTTGACACAAAATTATTAAATGAAAAAAGCCCTACCTATGAAAAGTATTTTGCATATAGGTCACAAAAATTAGAAGAAAATAAACAAGTAGAAAAGGCTTACCGAAAGGAGTTTTATAGTGAATATATGAAATCTGATAAATGGAAAGCAATTAGGTTAAAAGTATTAAAACGAGATGATTATCTTTGTCAAGCCTGTTTAGATGCACCAGCTCAAGATGTTCATCATAAAACATATGAGAATATAGGTGATGAGTTAATGTATGAATTGATTTCAGTATGTAGACATTGCCACTTTAACCGTATACATAAAGATAAACTATGAACAAACAAAACAAACAAAGACTGCATGAGCTCGAAGAGAAGTACATGAGCTACAGGTACCCATCAGCACCAGGGCACATCATCCCCTTCACTAAGTACTCAGATGCTACAGCTAATGGATTAACTAGATGCATTACTGACTTCCTTAACCATTCAAAGCACCAAGCTGAGAGGATTAATACAATGGGAGTATTCAGGCAGTCATATAGAACAGATGGCACTAAGACTGCAGGGCAGTGGACTAAGGGCACAGGCACTCCAGGATCAGCTGATATATCTGCTACTATTTATGGGAGATCTGTAAAGATAGAAGTTAAGATTGGTAAGGATAAGCAGTCAGTAGTGCAGAAGCAATATCAGGCAATGATAGAAGCTGCAGGAGGGATCTATATCATAAGCAAGACCTTTGATGATTTTGTGGAGTGGTATGATGAATTTAGCCAAAACTACCAAAATTAGCCACCTTTGGCGAACTATAGCACTAAAATATAATAGACGTACATCCTTAAAATATAGAAATGAAAGCAACCCTAGAATTTAATCTGCCTGAGGACCAGGAGGACTTTAACCATGCTACCAATGGCTTCAACTATTACATGGCACTTGTAGAGATGGATCAGTGGTTACGAAGTGAGTACAAATACAATGGTAAAGAGGATATGTATGAGGTGAGGGAGAAGCTAAGAGAAATAATTTTAGAAAATAATGTGAAAATAGATTAATAAGTAGTATATTTGTAAACAATTAATAAACTAACCAATGGAAAAAACAACTACAAGGGCTGTAAAGCCTAAGGAGGTTGAGCAGCAGCCTGCTCCCTTCTATGTGAGGCTTCACCAAGCTAAACAACTAATCGGTAAAGTACATAAGAACGCTACTAACCCCCACTTCAAGAAGTCCTATGCAGATATCAATTCTATCCTAGAGACTGTAGAGCCTATCTTATTACAGCATGATCTGTTATTACTACAGCCTATAGAGGGTGGTAGTGTGTGCACTCAGATAGTATGCATATACACTGGATTTAGTATCTCTAGCTGTATGACTTTAGATCTTAGCTTAGATGCACAGAAGCAGGGCTCACAGATCAGCTACTTTCGTAGGTACACTATACAGAGCTTACTTACTTTACAAGCTACAGATGATGATGGGCATATAGCAGCAACTGCTAAGCCTAAGATGGATGCAAAGAGATTTGCTGAGGCTGTTAAAGCTATAGCTGATGGTAAGTATACTGTAGAGAAGTTAAAGGATAGCTTTGATCTTAATGATACTCAGATTAATTCACTCCTACTAATACCTATGATATGAAAATTAGATGTAGCTCAATAGGTAAGATAATGACTTCACCCAAAACTAAGGGGGAGGTACTATCACAAACAACTAAGACGTATATCCAGGGCTTAGCCCTGGCACACGTTTATGGTATCAGAAAGGAGTTTACTTCTAAGTATACAGATAAGGGTAATGAGTGCGAGGATATGTGCCTCAGCTTTGTAATGGAGGTAATAGATAAAGGCTTCCTGTTTAAGAACGAGGAGAACTTTAGTAATGAGTGGCTAACAGGTACACCGGATGTAGTCACTGATCAGGTGCTAATAGATGTTAAGAACTCATGGAGTGGTAGTACCTTCCCATGGTTTGATACTGAGTGCCCTAACAAAGATTACTACTACCAGCTGCAGGGGTATATGTGGCTAACTGATATGCAGGAAGCACTACTCTGCTACTGCCTTACCAATACACCCCATGCCATAGTAGAACAGGAGGTAAAGAGTGCACACTATAAGCTAGGGCTAATGGAGGAAAGTTTAGATCTTAGAGACCAGGTGCAGAAACAGCACAGCTTCGATCATATCCCTGATGCTAAGAGGGTAAAGACCTTTACTATCCTTAGAGATGAGGAGGTGATAGAACAGATTAAGATAAGAGTAGAACAATGTAGAGAGTATTTTAACCAATTAATAACACAATTATGATACAAAGAGAAGAGTTTAAAGAGAAGGCTATACTAGTGGCTATGGAAGCACTAATGTTAAGCCAACAAGGGATAAGCCCTAACTATGTGGCTAAGAAAGCCCTAGAGTATGCTGAAGCTATCACACTAGAGGTGTGTGGTGAGGAGATTGTATGGCCTAGTGATAAGATCGTATGATTATCCTACTATCAATACTGCTAGCCCCTGCCATTGTGTGGGGGTGGTACTGTACTATCATGTATTTCTTTACTAAATAAACAAGTTATTAACAATTTAAAACAAATATAAACAATGGAAACAAAGAACAACACAGGAGCTATCTTTAAAAATGATAAAAAGACAAGCGAAAACCAACCTGACTACAAAGGGAAGGTTAATGTTAATGGTGCTGACATGGAGATAGCTCTATGGCTAAAAGAAAGTAAGGCAGGTATGAAATACTTTAGTGCATCATTCAGTGAGCCTTATGTAAAGCCAGCAGTATTAACACCACCTGCAGAACCATTCACACTAGATGATGATGATCTACCATTCTAATTAAATTACTATATTTGAGCTATGATATTACTAGCTCTTATACCTTTATCGTGGTGGTTTGTTAATTTTGAACCTTTACAGGCAACCATAGACTACTTATTTAAGTATAACACAAAGTACCCAATAGCCATACATATACACTCTGCACTAGGATGTATTAAATGTGTGGCTTTTTGGCTTACTCTAATTTGTACCTTTGATTTTATCCTGGCTTGTCAGGCTGCACTATTATCCTTTATACTAGATGAATGTTTACAGAAGCTGAGATTAAACTAATAGATGATATAGAGTTACTGCCTGAGAATATCAGGTACTCTAAGCACTCATGTGTAAAGATGATGCAAATAAGAACTAAATACGATGGGGTGCAACCTAGGGAGTGCTTCTGTGCATCAGTTAGGAGGAGGATATGGTATAAAGATTTTATGATATGGTATGAAAAAACTCTTAGACTGCTACATTAGTAGGGCTTACCCTGAAGTAAGGGCATATACTGCCTACTTTCTATCTAAGATGGGGCTGTACATAGACGCTGATACAGTCATTAACAACTCATACATCCATGTGCTTACCATTAATGATTATGTAGCAGATGAGGATAAGGTCAAAAGCTACCTTCTAAACACTATTAAATATCAGATACTATGGAGTACATCAAAGAGCCATAAAGATGACAGGATAACGGCTATAATTGATAACTCAGGGGATAGGATAGAGGATGATGAGCTAGCAGATAAGATAAGGGAGGATAAGATTTACTCTTTTAACAAGGGATTGATAGAGATTTATAGAACAGAGATTACAGACCAGGTACAAAAGATAGTATTTGAGGCATTCATTGATAAGGGGTACACTACCAGTAGAGCACTGGCTACTTATTTTGATATTACTCATACCTCAGCTTACTACCTGATCAAAGATTTGAAACAAAACCTAAATAAATTACAATATAGGTATGAAACCGAGTCAGTTTATTAGTATCTTGTCACTGCTTACAGCACTGAGCTGTGGACTTGCTTTGTTTACCCTAGATTATATATGGGCTAGTAGGGCAGCAGGAATTTGGATAGCATTATATTACACTTTTTTAATTTTAATACAGTATGAAGACAAAGACGGAACACCTAGGTAAGTATATTACTACCTACAACGGAAATTTTGAGACTAGCTTTACAGTAACAGAAGAGACTGCTAAGGAACATAAGTATTATACCTCAATAGGTTTGGGTTACTTGTTTGAAGAGAGCACTCCTAAGGTTAAGTATAAAGGGGTAGAGAATGAAAAAGCAGATTAGCTCTACTTCGACACTATCTAAGCCTAAGGTTAAGAGACCAGGTGTTCATGCCAAGACTAAGAGCTCTAAGCTGAAAGCATCTAAAAATTATGTTAAACAATATAAACAGCAGGGATAATGAGGCCTAAGCATATTGAAACCCCTGAGAAAATGTGGGAGCTATTTGATGGATATAGAACGTGGTGTAAATCTACACCTAGATATTCTTACAGCTTATCTACTAAAACAGGTGAGGCTACAGCTATCCCATTAGAGAGACCTTTAACTCAGGTAGGGTTTAGAACTTATGCTGCTGATAAAGAGTGTAGTGTTCAAGATTACTTTGCTAATACTGATGGGAGATATACTGAGTATGCGACAATCTGCTCACGCATAGAGGAAGCAATCAGGATGGATCAGATAGAAGGTGGAATGGTGGGGCAGTATAATGCATCCATCACTCAAAGAATAAACGCACTGAAAGAGCACACAGATGTGACCAGTGGTGATGAGAAGATATCTGCTATAACTGTTACTATAGTTAAGTAGTATAATAATAATAATAACTATATAGTATCTAACTAGGTACTAGCTTTGCTATGGATATAAAAGCGACTGCCATCTTTGAAAAGAACTATGAGGCCATCTTAGGAGATAAGAGGTTTATCATTAATGAGGGTGGTAGTAGAAGCTCTAAGACTTACAGCCTCTGCCAGCTCATGATTATCTACTGCCTGCAGAATAATAATAAGGTGGTGAGTGTAATACGCAAGACCTTCCCTGCCCTACGAGCTACAGTGCTCAGGGACTTCATAGAGATACTTAAGGATATAGGGCTGTATAAGCAGGAGTCACACAATAAGAGTGAGCACATCTACACCTTTGCCAATGGATCTATGGTGGAGTTCTTCTCTGTAGATGATGAGCAAAAGATAAGGGGTAGGAAGAGGGATATAGCCTGGTGCAATGAAGCTAATGAGCTTTACTTTGATGACTTCACTCAGCTTAACATGAGAACTGAGGACAAGCTTATCTTTGACTATAACCCATCTGATAGTGCTTCATGGCTGTATGAGCTACCTGCAGAAGAGAGCATTAAGATAAAGAGCACCTACAAAGACAACCCCTTCCTACCTGATAGTATCAAAGCACAGATAGAGGATCTAGCTAGAACAGATGAGGCACTGTATCAGATCTATGCTCTAGGTGAGAAGGCTATCTCTAAGAGTAACATCTACTCTAACTGGTCCTTCATAGCTCATAGGCCTGCTAAGTTTGTTAAGTATGTATATGGGCTTGACTTTGGATACAATCACCCCACAGCTTTGATGAGGGTATACTACTGTGACAATGATATCTACATAGAGCCTGTGATATATGAGAGCTACCTCACTACTACCATGCTCATAGAGAAGTTAGCAACCCTGGGCATAGAACAGACTGTCACCATCCTAGCAGATTACTCACGTCCAGAAATCATACAAGAAATGAACATAGCAGGGTATGATGTACAGAACGCAAACAAGGTGGTAAAGAAAGGGATAGATAACCTTAAGAGCTTCGGGGTGATATGCCAGGATGATAAGGCACTGAGGCGTGAATATGAAAACTACAAATGGAAAAAGATAGGGGACTTCATAACAGATGAGCCTGTCAAATTATTTGATGATGCTATGGATGCAATAAGATATGCCACTACTCACATTAGGCAGGAGTATTACACTGATGATAGTTACTATGCATTCTGATACGATACATAAGATGCAGGTGGTCCAGGCATACATCCATCACAAGACAGGCAAGAGGGTAGAGATAGTATTCAATAATCCTATGAGGATGCAACAGCACCTGATGATGCTAGATCATGCATACTTGGTAGCCATGAGTGGCTTTAAAAACAATAATAGTAATGGAGATAATATAGGTAAAGAGAAGTAATGGCATTAGTAGCACAAGCAACCCCACAAATAATAGTCCCTGCATATAACCCTGTTAAGTATATCTACAGCTCATCTAATGTTAACCTGCAGGGCTTCAAGTTTATATATGATATCTATCAGAGTGGTACCCTAAATAAGATAGCAGAGTACAGGGTGCTGCCAACTTATGGCACTGGCTTTGGGGAGATAGATCTATCTAAGCTGTTACAAGCCAAGGTAAGCTATGATCTTAACCTGACAAACACCTCAGTATATAACGCTACAGGATCCCACTACAAATATGATGTAAGGATAGGGGAGGAGTACTTGACTACCACTCTATATACTGCAGCACTTACTCAATGGGTAACATCTCCTTATGCAGGAAGAGTAAGAATAAACGTAGCTAATACATTTGTGGTAGGTGATCAGATTAACATCACACAAGCCGATCTAGGAGTGGCCAACCCGAACTTAGAGGGACTGTTCACAGTGCTAGTAGCTAATGCTGCTTATATCGTGGTTAACAGCTTATTCTCTTTAGTAACCAATATCAATATAGATGGTGCCATCACCTATGCAGATGGGAGAAAGACAGTCAACCGTAATCTAGCTCAACAGCTAAACAAGTACGTATTCAATGGTGCTATCAAATGGAGTGAATGGCCTAGCTATAACTACCAGGACTATATGCTAAATGGAGTCTTTGATAAGTTCCTGACTAGCTACCCATCAGGTAACAAGAATATGTACGCTACCCTATCACAGGATATGTGGGTGAACTGCATAGCTAATGGATCACCTACCCCTCCAGATACAATGGTGTTTAGTAATGATGGTGGTAACGTATTTGAAAAGAACGTAACAGCTGCAGATCATGTGAGTGGTGTATCAGTAGGGCCTAACAATTTCGGGGTGCTTACTTTGGTATCAGGATCAGGTAACTTAATAGAGCCTACCACTGAGTACTATGACTTCCACTATGAACGTAATGG